TATGGAGCTAATGAGTCTGATTTTAGCTTGTAATAGTCGAGAGTATCAGTCATTTGATTCCAACTAGCAAGTTCCCTCCATCCATACATTGACCCCATATACATCCATGGCCTATGTGTTATTGTGTAATAATTAAAACTTGGACTTTGAAGTTTTTTAAAATTAGGTCCTGTTGGTGGTATGTCCTGACTAAATGCTGCAAAATTTAGTACTAAAAATAAAATTGTTAATATCTTTTTCATATTATCTTGAAATAATTATATATCCACTGCATATATCTGATAAATCTCATATTATGGAATCTAGTAATCCATCTATAAAATTCCTAATTGGAACCTCCTGCCTCTCTCATTCTACACCAACATCATTGTATGTTATAAGTGTAAACTTAGGTAGTTGTCCATATGGGGTTGAGTAACTTTGTTGATAGTTTATTATAGAAGGCGTTTGAGTATTTGTGAATTCTATCTTTTCTGACGTCTTTCAAAGTATAGCATTATCTATTCCTGCGGCAGTATTTGCCGCTGTATTAGCTAAATGTGTTCCATAAGTAGCTGCTAATCATGGAGCGAAACCACCACCTACCGATTTGTAAACTATTGCTTGTTTCCCATTAATTGGGGATTGTTTTCACCTAAAATCATCTGAAACTAACACTCTTTTTGAATTCCCTCCAATATTTATCTGAATTATTCTATATACATGTCCTAAATAATCTAAGATATTATAACCTATTTCTTTAATATTTGCTCCAGGATTTGTAAGGTCTATAGCATCAATCGTTATCTGATATATTGCTGGAGTATTTATGGTTTCAGCTTGAGTTAAAACAGATTCTTTAATTATAGTCCTTCAAGCAACAGTCGGTTTATATAAAGTTCCATCTCAAATCATTATTCAAAAATTAAATTAATTCTCAACTGTAATAAATCTTGAGTCAGCCCCTCAATTAAGATCTCATTTTTAGAAATTTGTACTTTACCTGTATATCCAGCTGAATAGTCAGGCAATGATCTTTGTGTAGCATCAGCATTTACTTCTCATACTTTTATATCAACAATGTTTCTATTTAGTCCATGACTTATTTTTAAATCATATTCACTTGTACCAGCAGATATATTTCATCCGCTTGGGTAATCTGAACCAGAAACAGCATTTGAGCACCTTAATGCTACAGAAGCATAGGCAGGAAGTTTTATTGAATATATATATTCTTTTAATTCACTTTTTAATACATATAATGAAGCATCTGCTAACAATAATTCTATAAAGTTACTATCAGCTACACCATTTTTGTAAGTATAATATTTAAAGTCAAAGTTAGTCAATATACTCCCAAAAGAATCTAGTGGATAGGAATCTTGTAAAGTATATCCTGTTTTTGGAGACAAAATTGTAATTATTACTCCAGGTAGTCTATAATTTATTGAAACTCTTGTTTTATATTGAGCAAGAGTTTCAATAACTATGTTACTTCCAGAATAATAAAAATTACATAATTTTGAATCAAAAGGAATTGGTAATAATGGAAAAAAAGTATCCCCTATTGTTATCATTATATAATTAATTTATTGTTTAAAAATAATTCTGCTTCTGCTTCCCTTCGTTTAGTTAATCCAGGAAGAACTTTTCCAGAGCATTTGTTTCACATTAAAAATGCTTCTTTAATATTTCCCTGTTTATCCTTAATTCTTTTTAAAAGAGTGCTTTCAAGTAATGATCCAAAACCAAGATTATAAATAAAGCTGACTAAAGAATCAAATTCATTTTGTTTAAAACTTAATTTTAAAGAATTTATTTTATTCTCATATTTAACTATTGTATTTTTGAATAATTCTATAGCTTTATCATTAGTTATATTTTGTAATTCTGGATATAATTCTTTTGCTTTTTCTAACCCTTCTTTTCCTTCTAACATGTTTCCGTTTTCATCTAAAAGAACTACTCCTGCTGAAATTGTAACTTTATTAGCTGGACAAAGATACGGTTTTAATTTAACATCCTCAAAATAAAATATTAAATCTATTCCCTGTTTACTTATTTTCATTATTTAAAAATTTATCAGCAACTCCTAAACCAAGTAATGCTGTTCCTCCTCAAAATACAACCTTTAATAGTCCCACTATTTCCTCAGAAATTGACTTATTTAATAGTATGCAAGTAAATAAAATAATAATGGTACTAATTATACAAAATGTACCATTAACTCTTTTACTAGATACCTCTGAACTTCCGCTAAACATTGATGAAATAAAACTAATTATTTCTGTAAAAAATCATTTCATAATCAATTATATGTATAAAAAATAAACTTAAACTCAATAATAGAATTTAAGTTTATTTTAATTTATTATTACTTAACTGTTTCTTCTAAAGCTATAAATATTTGGTCAATAATTTCATACACCATTGGCAAATACTCCGTTGGAATTTTAGCTTTTAGTTTTTCAATCGCAATATTATCAACCATTTTAATTGCTACTCCATCTAATGCCTCAACAATACCAGAATTTTTAAATAATTTATCTAATATTTCTTCCTGCTCTTTTGTTAATACCCCTTTACGTTCTTCCATAATTTAATTTTATTAATTATTTTTTTAATTTTATCTAATGATATATTAAAACTTACTTTTAACTTTATCTTAATTGGTGTTATTGTTTCAATATTTGGATTTTTGAATATATCTGACATTATGACTTCATGTAAGTTTGATAATACCATTCTGTAAACATTACTGCCTCACCCCATGTTATTTTGTTATCAGAAAGAATAACTAATAGTTTAGAAGCAATGGTGTGGTATTTTTCTGCTTTTACATCATCTGGACTACACTTAATTGCATCAAGGATTGCTTTTAATTGATCATTTGTATTTTCAATGTTTGCAATACTATTTACAAGGTTAAGTTCAATTAACAATTTAGGTAAATAATTTTCTATTTTCTGTTTAATAATATTAACTTGTGCAACAGGTATACCTGGGACTAAACTTGATACAACAGTTAAGAGAATATCATCTACAGGCGAATCCATAATTTGTTTAAGTGTTTGTACAACTTTAATTGACATTGGTACATAAATTTTAGTTTCATCTACCAATTTCTCATATATTTTTTTAACAAACGTTAATATTTTTAATAATAGTTTTTTCATGTTATTTAATTTGGAAAAGTTAAAGAATAAGTAATTGGTTCTAATAAGTTACTTTCGTAATATTGTATAAATTTTTTATCTGATATATTATTTTTAATTAATAATAAAGCATTATAAATTATAGCATAATCTTGATCCGTCCTACCATTATTTACAAGTGATAGAAAATGTAAATAAGAATTATAAGTTTTTTCTAATAAGCTATTCATAGCAATCACACCCAGAAGTTAGTAACCCATTACAAATACTTAATCTCTCAATAATTCTCTGAACTTCATAATAATTTTTAATTATAGTCAATTGGTTTATTAACTCTATACCCATTACTAAAATATCCATCGTTATTCTCTCATATTTACTTGCACATCCACAGATACATAAATCTTTTGTAAATGTAGATTTTAATAAATTAAGATAATAATTAGAAAGAATATAAATATTTACAACATCATAATCTGTTCTTGTAAATCCTCCTATATTTGGGTCTGCTATAAATAAATCTGAGGAGGTTTTTTCTATACCATTAAAATATATTTTATCTTCTGTAATATAATATCCTGTTCCAGGAGTAGTTGTCAACTTCATTTCAACCACCTGATAATAGCCATCATCAGTTAATGTTTTACTAGAAACAGAATCTGTTATTTCATCATGAATTATTGTCTCAACAGTAATAGTGACCTTATTAATAATATGAACAAATTTATATCCTGAAGTAGGAGTACTTGTCATACTTAATACATTATTTGTTTTTACTATTAGCATTATTTATTTTTTATTTCATCGTTTCTAGTATTATTATCTAATAGTTGTAGTCCTTCAAGTTCAACTCTTTTCTTTTCTCATTCAAGAGAATTTTCTTTATATCTATTATCTGACCTTGCAATATACCAATCTAATTCTTTTTGAAAATTAAGTTTATCTCTTTCAAGTTGTAATTTTTCAGCATTTAATTTTTGTACTTCATTTTGAAGTTTTTGTGCTTCAGAAGTAGTCTGTTTTAATTGCTGATCTAATTGCTGAACTTGTTGAGATAACTGTCCAAGTTGATTTGATTCTTGTTTCTTTTTATTTAAAGCAGATAATACATTAGACTTCATTTTAGTTAAACCTTTAGAAGTAATCATTTCTATTACTATTTCTGGATCAACTGCTCCCCCTTTAGTAAGTTCCATAGTTAATTGTCTAATTGTATCTTCCTCTTGCTTATACTCATTACTATCCACAACATGAATATCAAAATCAGTTACAGTATAATGTTCCGGTAAAGCAGTAAATATTTTAGTAAGATTTTCCCCTAAAACTAACGTACCTGAAATACCATTCTTATAAACAATTTTACTAAGATTTAATATATCTAGTAACATATCTCTTGTCATTAAATCCATTACTTGATAATATTGTTTAGTAACATAAGTTGATTGTCTGATACCTACTTGTACATTACTCACCGCATCTCTTTGTTCGATTCCACCAAGTTTTTCTCTAAATACTCCAGTAATTGTTGATACCGTTTCTTCAATTCTCATTAAAGCTAGATCTAATGCTTGAATAGTTTGTGCTTTAATAGTATCATCATATCCATTAAATGCAGTATTTATCATGTCTCCTTCTTGTGAAGAATCATATAACGCTATACCAGATTTTTTATAAGCTTTCCACTTCATTAATCTTTCTGGTATATCATCGCCTAAAAATTTAGGTAAATGAGCTACATCAACCCAATCCCCTACAGATCCTGATTCTGCAATCACATTATCTTTAAAGAAATTAATAATATCCCAACGATCTTGCAAATTTGCAGTTGAAAGTATTAATGAGAAAGGATCTCCGTTTATATCAGTATAAAACATACCGTTTATTGATAATGTACAATCTCTTGGGTTATCTACACTGCGAATAACATCTTCATCTTTACCAATATGGATATAGACTGTACTTCCAATTCTTACCCCTTTATAACGATTGGTTATCCATTCTCCGTCTTCTTTTTCAGATTCCAAATATTCTACTGTATAAACAGGATACAATCTATAATCACGTAATCCAGTTCTTTCATAAGGAATCATTGGGGTAATTTCCATTCCACCTAAAATACCATCAGAAGGAGTTGGCGTTTGTGCAGTATCATAAGTTCTTATATAATTAGAACCATATTCAAACTCCATTGTTGATTCTCTTCCTTCAATAGATTCTAAATCTTCTTTAGTAAGATATTTTCCAAACCTAGTAAGAATCTGTTGTTTACTTAAATATTCCCTAATTACACCCCTTGTTGATTTATTTAAATATGGAGATTCGGGATTTCTATCAATGAAAGTATTTAATGGATTTAAAACTTTTAAATCAGGAGCAGTCCCAGATAAACTTTTACATACTTGATAATACAATGTTCCTGATACTAGTAAATGAATTAACGCTGCTTTTCTTTTATTTTGAAAATCAATATTCCTAGATTGGATAGATCAATTTACAATATTTTGTGCAGCCATTTCATAAGAAGAAATAAAATTTCTGTCTAAATCTTCTAGTAGGGTATTAATTCTTGATTGTACTTCTGCATCAGTTTTTCCTTGTTCTCCTTTTATTGCTGAATAAACTGCACTATTTAAATGATTTTTTAATTCATCATAAACAATTTTATTTACTCCTAATTGCTTTTCTCTATTAATGCTAGAAAGAGTTTCTTTATCTTTACAGGAAATTTTAGGATTTACAGGAATAGATAAAAATTCTCCAACTAAAGCATCAATGTGTTTCTTTACCAAAGGAACAAATTCTACTGATGTTGGTGTACCAATTCCATAATTTTCTTCTAAATGACGAAATTGTTCTGGATCACGTTTAGCATGATAATAATTATAAGCTTTAATTAATGTAGTTTTTTCATAAACTAATTCACTAATAGCTTTATTCATTTTGCTAATTAACTGTTCTTCTTTTTCATTACGTTTTTTAATCATGTTGCTTAACAATTCTATAAATGTCTAATCTCATATAATTACGTGTTCTAAATTCTTCATATATGTTATTTAGAAAATCATCATCAGAAGAAAAATCCCCCATAATTCTAGTAGTTGCCATATAACTAGGTAACCCTATTCTAAATACGTAAGCATTTTCATCTTGATTAACTTCTAATAAACCTTTATATTCAGCTTTATATAGAGTCTTTATATAATCAAGAATCTTCTCTTCTAAATCTGGTCGTCGCATATTTTTCTTGTTCTGTTGTTGGAATTACACCATAATGTCTATAACCATTATTATCTATAAATCATCCTATATCTCTAAATTGTTTTTTAGTTTCTTCTCTTTCTACTGGAGTTTTAGCAGATAATTCCTCATCCCCCAATTCAGCCATACCCATACTGGCCACAATGTCAAATTTCTTTTTCTCAGCATCTGTATATCGTAGTAATTGAGAAACCATTTCTGGAAATATCATTGTATATGAATAATCTAATACAAAATCATATATTAACTCTCTATAATGATTAATTACTTTTACTGTTGCTGGCGTACCATACATGTTAGAATTACCTTTCTTAATATCTGGCATTGTAGAACGAGGTCTTTTCATTAATAAATGAAGTCAGTTTTTCTCTCTAAAATATGTTAATATTGCTGTTCTAGTAGACTCTAATACTGCTTGACATCCATAATACATAAGTAATTTGGCAGCATTGTCGTAGGCTTCTTTAAGATTTCTTGGCCTCTCTTTATATATTGCTACATAACATGGATCAGATTGCCCAAATACTCTTTTCTTTATAACTATACAAAAATCGGATCCGTCAGAACCAGACGATTGCATTTTATCAATATCAATAGAGTCAATTCCACCAACATAAAGATTTTTATATTCTGAGCCATTTTCAGATATTAATGGCGGTTCTTTAATAAGAATTTTACCATCTTCTTCATACCTTCATTTTACTCCAAGAATGTTATCTTTATCATCGCGTTTTCAAACTAATGAACCAGTAATAGGTTTTTGTACAGTTTTATGTATTTCTATTGCCGCTTCTTGTTCAGCCAATTCTTCTCTAGGAAAAAATACTTCCGAGGTTTGTATTAGTGCTTCTTCAATAGTAAAGCAATATTCGGCTTTATAATCTAATAAATCCTTTGGATTACTTGCTAATTTTTCTCTTTCTTTTATATAATATTGTGTCGCTTTTTCTCTATTACATCAACCTCGTTTATCAGCTAATTCATATACAATTCTGTAAGCAGGAATAAACATCCCTGTAATTACATAGTCTCCGTTTTCTGTAAAGTTATGTTTAACTGGTAAAATATTATAGGCTTCTGGATTATATGTCATTTTTTTCAAACCTTCCATAGATCCTTCTTTTGAAGATCCACCAGTTCCAAACACAATTCTACGACCTACACGTTTACCCCCAAGTACTGTAATTAAAGCCTCACCTTTTACTCATTTCTTAATAAGTACAGGGTCACTACCACCCTCTTCATAGACTAATATTTGACATCTATCACCCCTTAGTTTATCAGGATCGTCGCAAACAATTCCTTCAACCTCAGAACGATGACCATACTCACTCCCATCTTTATCTTTAATAGATGCTCTTTTATGAAGTTTAGTATTAATATTCATTCTTACTCTACGAAAAGCTGTCTCTGTATTATCATTTAATCAGTCCATTTGTAATCAAATTTTGCTCAAAGTTGGAGTTAAATGGTTTGTGGAGAATGCTGATACCACAGATCTAAAATTAGGAATTGTTGTATAAGGCCTAGTAATGAAAGATGATGCCATCTCAGAAAAACCTATCCCTCGAGATTTTAATACAGATGTATCTTTCTTAAGTTTCTCACATAATTCAAGATAATGAAAATACTCATATTGAAACACAAAAAATTGTGGAAATCCATAACTTTGATTAATTGTATTTTCATCAGATGATTTAAGATTATAAAAATTAAGAAAGAAATAATTATCTCCTGTAATTCTATATCCGTGAGATTCATAACCTTCATTACATCTTCTAATTCTTTCTTTTCATCACTCAACATGAGTTTTAGATCCAAAAGGAATTGAAGACGGACTATAACGCCCTGTCTTCAATTTGTTTATTGCATCTTCTCTAAACCAATCTGGGTTAAAATCCAATCCATCTTTATCGTTAATAGGTCGGTAACCACACAATTCATAGGACTTAGAAATATCGAAATACTCTATTGGATCATCAATTTTATAATCTCATTTCATAGTAATTAATCAAACATCCCAGTTTCGGTATTACCTCGAATTGTACTTTCAGCAGACATACCCTTTTTAACTTGTAATTCTAATTCTTGAATACTTGCAACCAAATCTTTAGAGTTCTTTAAATTGCTGACTAAATCTTTAGTTGTAAAGATTGGTTTACCTGTAACAGGGTCTCTTTCTTCAATATCAACATGTTCAAAGTAATACATTACTTTTCTAACTGAAGTCATACATGACTTTAATAATTGTAAATTAATATTTTGATCTTGTAATTCCTGATATTTTCTGCAAGCTTCCTTAAACTTTTCATCATTAAATTCTTCTTCTGTTAATCCAGAATCTTTTAATGATTCATTATGTCTATCTTGTTCGGTATATTGAAAATAAGGACTTTGTCAATCTAACATTAAATAAATATATTTAAGTTCTTTAAAAGCTCTTGTTTTCTTTTTACCAGTTTTATCTTCTTTAGTTTTATTTCGAGATTCTTCTAATAAAGAAGAAAATTCTTTAATTAATAAAATACTTTCTTCTTCTAAAGAGATATTGCCATTAACATTATCATATACAAAAAATTTCATATTATTTATTAATTGGTATTAAATTTTTAATTATTTCTCTTTGGTTGTTAAAATATTCAGATACTTCATCTAATTTCTTTTCTGAAATATGTCTTTTAACTTCCTCCTCCTTTTTATTTATTAGAGACAAAAGATGTTCTAAATCATTTGAATAAATATTGTAATGTATTTTTTCTAAACATCTTGTCTTAGAATCCTCTAAATCTTCTAAAAAATCTTGAAAATTCTTTGATTGGTACTTTGGTAGATCAGAAATATAAAATCCGAAAATTTCTTTTTCATAATCTGAGGCTAAACTACACATTTTAAATAATAATTCACTAAGTTCATTTATTATTTCTTTAGCTTTTTCATTTTGAACTTCCATATATTATTTACCTTTCTTTTTCATATTCTTTACTTTACTTACTAAAGCATCAGAAACATTTTTAGCTTGACATCCACAAGCACATTTCATAGTAATTTTCCCACCTTTTTCTTTATGTGATACCATTTCACACCCACAAGAACATTTTGTAGTTTCTTTCTTTAATGATTTAAGAAAATTCATTCTTGCTCCTTTTTTAGCATACTGAATTTCAGAATCATCTTCAAAGTTATCCATATAAAGTTGTTGTTCTTCTGGAGTTAGGGATGCAAATTGCTCATCAAGTTTTACTCTGTCTTGATCATTAAGATTACTTACTTGACTTTCAATATTTTTTAATTCTGGTTCATATTCTTTCTTTAACTCAGAATAAGATTCTACTGGAACATCTTCGTTAGAGTTAGCTTTAATTAATTGAGTTAAAATATAAAAATATTTTCCTTTTTCTTCTTTAGTCATTACTTATTAATTTTTATTAAATCCTTTGTATTCCAAACATCTGTTTGTACTTCTCCTGTTGTAGTAAACCATTTACATTTAATACCTTGAAAAAAATTACTTTTAATTCCTCTTACATTAATTGTACTTGTAGATTTACCTATTACTAACATTTCTGGTGAATTCTCTAACCTTTTTACCTTTACTGTATCACCTGGCAAAAAGAACACTTTATCCGTTAGTTCCATAAAATCTAACTTTTAATCCCTCATTAAGTACACACATAATCTGTAATTCAGTTGTTAACCTATAACCATTATCATAAAATGGAACTGGTTGAGTAGTCCTAATATCTAAATAAATATCATCACCTTCTTTTAACCATTTACACTCTGGACCAACCTCAATAACTTTAGCACAAACAATACCTTCTTTTAAATTATCTTGCTGACCTGATTCAGGATTTTGAAATTGTGGATTTAATGGAATTATTAAACCACTACTTGTAATTGCTTTTCTATAAGGATTTTCAGGATATGGTAAAATTAAAACTTTATTCGAGATAGGGATAAGTTCTAACCTTTCTGCTTTATCATCTATTTCCTTTTGTTTGGTTTGCATAGTCTCTTTTAAAATTTCACTAGCTTCCTTTAATTCTTTTTCTTGTTTTGCTTTGTAAATTTGATTTTCTAATAATAAATCATCGCTTAGTGGGGTTTTTAAATTTTTCCCCATGTAAAAAGTTCCTAATTGTTCTTCTCTTAAATTACCACTCATAATACATTAACATTTTAAATTTACCATTTTCCTAAAGGACATTTTGCTTCTTCTACCCTCGTCTTTGACGATAATATACAGCTACAACCATTCCTATAACCATCTTTTTTATAATTTGAAACTTCATCTGTTTCTGGATTTAACCAGAGTTTATCATTACATATTTCTCCAAAAATTGGATTATTTGTAATAAGTTTACATTGTCTACATACTTGTATTCTTTCTCAATATAAACTTACTTTTCTATTTAATACATTATTTATTGTTCCAGAAATAATATCTTTTACCATACTATTTTCTCCTGTTTCTTTGCAAATTCTTGATATTCTAGTTCTCTCTTATAGAAAACTAACATTCTCTCAACATCTTCTTTAAGATATTGGCATTCGTAAATTGTTTCTCCTCCCTCATGATCAAAATGAACTATATATAGTTTTTTAGCATGAAAATTAGGATTTGCTTTAAGCACAAGCCACATATAAAGACTGAGTTGTAATTGATAGTGTGAAAACGAACAATCATCTAAATTATTTAGAGGATATTTCATCTTAACAGGCTTCTTAGTCTTTTGATTAAAGTATGACTTTGTTTCTATCTTCTTATTAGTTTTCCAATCACATATAAACACCCCACCATCGTGGTCAATTATTAATAAATCTACTTGACCGGCTAGACGAAGTTTACCATCATCTGATATTCTGTATAATAAAATTTCTGGATAAATATTGCCAGGAAGTAACTCATTAGTGTTTGTACTAAAATTAAACTCTCCTGGAATCTTACCACCTAATCCTAATATACTCATATCTGTTTTGGGTTTAGAACTCATTAAATTTTCCATATCTTTATGAATAGAAGTTCCTCTAAAACAAGATTTTTCCCTTTCATCATCATAAGATTTTCTAATTAATTCAGCTTCTTTTTCTAAAACTTCTTCCTCTATATTATAAAATTTTGTCCATTTATGATCGTATTTTTTAGTCTCTAATAACTCTATTTTTGCTTGTGATGCAGGTTCTCTTTTCTCTGCTGTTTTAGCTGTTTTCTTTTTTACAACTAAACCATCAAATTCATCTTGTCCAACTAATTTTTGTAAAGCTTTATACCTACTCCAGAATTCTGCATCGAAATCTTGAGTATAGTGATGAATTAACGTTGTGCAACTTATGCAGAACTGATCAGTTCCTTTAATCCAATATTTATGAACATCATCATTAAAACATACATTTCCATCGAAAGACTTTTTGTCTATCCCTAATTCATTTTTCATTCTTATAATTTATCGTGCAACATATCAAAATTCAGTAACGAACTAATAATTTGTGCTGATCCAGCCATTCTTGGCAAAGCATCTTCTCTTGTAAATTCTTTATCTTTAACTGTAGTTGCTACTATAAAACCCATCGTATCGTTTATTCCATATAATGAATAAAATAATACTGATTTTACATCATTTGGTTTCATAAAATTATATAATACAGGAAAGGATTCTTTTGTTTCATCTATATCCTTTACATAAAAATATCCCTTTTCTTCCAATTTTTCCAAGAACTCAGAAAATATTGCAGTGTTCATTTTTTGATATTGATGTCCAACTGTCGGTGTATTTGGTGTAGTTACTTCACACGTAGCTGTCATATATAAAAAAGGTAATCCTACTAAATTTGAACTTCCATTTGAAAACTCAAACACTAATGCTCTATCTGATTTAATTGTTGAAGCTAAATCTAATAATTCAGCTCTTACTTTAGGAGTAACTGTTTTACGATGAATTGCTCCATTTGTATGTTTTTCTGATTTATCTTTAAAGATTTTATCAAAACATGAAGTTACCAAAGCAGGATAGCTTTTTATTATCAAGTGTAATCCATATAAAATTATAATTAGAGTAACTAATATAATTGATCCCGGAACACCATATACTTCTACAATTTTTGTAAATAAATTAAATAAATCCCCCATTAATACTGTTTTAAAATTTTTAAATATTTTTACTTGGCTTCTGCAAAGTTATCAATAATTTTTTAAATAAAACTTATTAATTAGTAAAATATTATATAAATAAATTGAGTAATTTTAAACATTAAAAATAACATATAAAACAAAAAAAGGAGGTCAATTAGACCTCCTATAATTCTATACATTTATTTCTCTAAGTTTTTCTAAAATTTTAGGGATTATTGGATTTCTCACGCAATCCTCATCTGAAAATTCTATAGTTCCAATATAATCTTCATATTCAAAAGTTTTAAGAATACTAGCAAGACAAGATTCTTCTTTCTTTTTTCTATCAATCTGCTCAACGTCCCCTAAGAAAACATATTTAGAATTAGTACCTATTCTAGTAATTATTGCTTTAAATGCATCA